AATCACCCATCCGATGCAACGAGCTGTGCGTATTACAGTTTTCGCTGCGGCCAGTGGAGCCGTGGCGTTCGTTGCGTTGAAGAGCATTGACTGGCGCGGTTACGCATCAATGCTGTGCGAGGTGCTCGCCGACGAACCGGAAATTGATTCGGACGTCGTGCGGGACGCCTTCGCACAAACCAATGTGGACCAGGCCCCACCAACGCCTGGCCACACGCATGCCAGTGCTGCTGCAATGCGGACCTCTGCTACCCAATTCGCTGGGAAGATCTCGACTTATGTCGGTGGAGACTTGTTCTCCGTCGAGATGTCGAAATCGGACCAGCGTAAGGGCTTGCGGGGATCCCGGCAGTGGTACTGGGCCAAGGACACGAATGCGGACAACCGGAAGGACGAACCTCATCCAGATGACATTGAGTACATCTGTGACGTTGACTATTACCTGGACATGCCCAGGTTGTTGACGCAGAGAGCGAAACCTACGATTCTCTACACCGTGGTACCCGAGGCGGCTTCCACGACAGCAACCAATGAGACGTCTACTCGATTCGATGAAGATGGAGCACTGGAAACTCTCGTGGCTGGTGGCGGTTCTTACCGCCACCACCTGTGGGATTATGCTTCCGATTCGGTTTTGGCCGTTCGGAAGTTTCTTGGCATCCCATACTTGGTTGTACCCTATGCCGTGGAGAGAAAGCAGGTAGGCCCGCACCGCCAGATAATTCTCCTGTCACCCATTCGGGTGTTCAGGGGATTGGCGGCTGTGCTAGCCAGCTATCTCATCACGGGCAAGGAGATAACCCGTTTCAACCCCATCGTTAATGCGAGTGATGGTTCGAAGTTTGTACGATTCGTAGTACACCGAAGCGGTGGCACGTTCTACACAACCGGCCGACCTTGCACACAATTGTGTGCTACGGTTCCGGCCGAAGTAGACGAGGCCATTGGAACGGTTGCTCGACTCGGGACGACGAACCTAATGCTCCCCACGACAGCGAGTTGGACGGGCAAGGATGAACGCAAGGCAGCGGCGGTGCTTACTGAGTACCATCGTCTCGCCCAGCATCGTCCTCCTCCTGTGGTTTACCCCGTAGGGCTTGGCGTTCGTGCATACCAGTACGAACCCAAGCAATACGACCAAGATGCCAAGCCCAAGCTGGAGTCGTTCATGAGTCCCTTGGTCCACGCGGCCTTTGCTCCTGTGCCGAATGATGCAGGGGAAAGGCGGTGTGTGGAAGGCCGTATCAACAGCCTTAAGAAGGAGGAACCTAAACCACACGCCTTTCGCGACAAATGCATAAGAGAATTTGCGGATCTCATTATGCAAGACATGCACCTTGAACCGGTCTGCTTCGAAGTGGTCGAAGCGAAGCAGACTAGTGCTGCCCAGAAACTGTCGCTAAGCAAAGCAACGATTATGGGAGAGTATCGACAACGCCTACTCAAGTGTTTCATCAAGGCCGAGGCCTACGCGGATGTTAAAGACCCGCGTAACATCTCGACCTATAATGATGGAGACAAACTTGACATGGCGATGTTTGCTCTCGCCCTTTCGGAGCATTGCAAGCAGTTTCCGTGGTATGGTCCCGGCAAGACGCCGATCGAGCTGGCCAAGCGAGTGGCGGAGGTTTGTGCGAACGCAGAAGAGTTCGTAAACATCTCCGATTACCACCGTATGGACGGCACGGTCGCTTATGTCCTGCGACTGGTTGACCGGGCGGTCTGTATGAAGGCCTTTGCAGACCACCGCACTAAGTTGAATGAACTCCTCAAGACGAACGTTGATAATGTCGGGATCCTCCCCTGCGGCACATCGTTCGATCAAGGATCAACGCATGGGTCTGGATGCTCAGCCACGAGTACCTTCCAGACCCTTCGGGCGGCTTTCACCGCCTACCTCGGCTTTCGCCACACTCCCCTCAGATGTGGGCGCAAACGCACTCCACGCGAAGCTTTCGAGGCCCTCGGATGTCACCTCGGTGACGATGGTCTCGATGGTGACCTGCCCGTTGCTCCACACTTGTGGGCCTCGGAGCGGGTCGGACTCGTGTTGGAGGCCGCAGTTGTACCGCGAGGAGAGCGCGGGATTAATTTCCTGGCACGCTACTATTCACCGGAGGTCTGGAACGGCCGCCTTGATAGTATGTGTGACGTCAAACGACAGCTCTCCAAACTCCACACTACGGTACGCTTGCCTGGTAACGTCACGGCTGAGCAAAAGCTTGTCGAGAAATCGATGTCCTACGTGGCAACGGACGGCGAAACACCCATCATTGGGCAGTTTTGCCGAAGAGTGCTGCTGCTGTCATCCTATCGGCCCAAGTCTTTACTTGGAGTCGGTGGTTGGTGGGCGAAATTTTCCGATTCCGTCCAGTACCCCAACTGCAATGATGACGGATGGATGGACGTGGAATTTGCTGCTCTATTCTCTGAATTCGACCGAGGTCAGTTCAGTGAGTGGATGGCTGCCACCGAAACCATCGAGGACATGCTTAAAGCTCCAGTCTGCGCAGAACCCAAGTCCGCAACACCTGCCGTCGTTGACGCAGTTGTTGATGAGGAGATACTTGAGGCACAACAGCCTGCTCCAACTCCCCCGGAGCAGGCCGATGCCCGAAAGAAGCGAGTCCGAAGAAGAACAAAGCGTGACACGCCTGAAAAACCAACTGGAAAAGGTGGGATTAAATCCCCAGTTGGAAAGCGGAACAAAGACAAGTGAGTCTGAGTGACCCTCCTGGAAACAGGAATGTAACC